CAGTTCAAATTTTCTGTAACTCATACCATTCTCCCCAAGTTTTCATTGACTCTGTCCGTGATAAAGTCTGCGAATTTCATTGCAGAGGTCTGATCCATGCCACCGTTTAATGCGAATCTGTTGTTAATGGTGATTTGATTGCCACCGCTTGCAGCCATTGCGTAACGGTAGTCTAATGTATCAGCAACTCTGTTGATTGCGTTTTCGACTAAGTAAGCATTATTATCAATGCCTTTTGCCATCTGTCGCATCATATCAGGCATCCATGTGTGGAAGTCACTTAATGCACCGACATCAGGCTCACTAAAGTGAATGTAGGAACGGACGATATCCGCAAGACCTGCAACCGCCGACTCGACAGATCCTGTTCCTGATGAGATGCCACTAGCAAAGTTTTCAGCTAGTTCAGCACCATAGCCATAGGCTTCCTCGACAGGCGGTCTCATTGCTTCAACTCCTGTCATTGGGATTTGGAATGCAGCGGATTGTACTTTCGATTCACCTTCCGTTATTCCTGTTGCCATATCGACAGGCAACTGTGCAAGCTGATCCCTTAATTCTTGAGTACGGTCAATCATCAAAGCACCATCTTCTAAAGATGTGTTGTACATGTTCTGCGATGCCAAAGCAATAAGATGCCCTGTCTCCGTCCATGTATAGCCTAACTGATTGACTCTTTCTTCTGTCCATCCAAGGTTTTTGGCAACATTTTCGGCTGCGGCTGCGTTGCTCATGAGATATTCGTCCATTTGACCGCTCTCAAACTGTTGCTCACCACGTTTGAACATGCCAAAAGCCAACGCTGCGACACCACCGAATTTTGCGAACAAAGGCGCTGCTGTTTTAAGTGCCGGTGCAAGTTTGCTTCCGATTGTGGTTGCCGTAGTTTTCAAAGTGCCTAACAGACCGCCTTGGGCAGCTGCTCCACCGCCTGTGGCTGCACCGCCACCAAGTGCTTCTACTACTTTACCTGCGCCTTCTGCTCCGGCTAAAGCACCAAAAGCACTCTTTAATTTGGCTACCCAAATTATCATGTTTCCGATTGCTCCGATAACAGGACCAGCAACGGCAACAATACCTAATAATTTAATGATTGCCTCTTTTGTGCCTGAATCCATTTCGGAGAAACCTTTAACGATATCCGTAAGTTTATCCACGAACGGCTGAAGAACAGGAATCAATTCTTTTCCTATTGCATCAGCCAATTGTTTTACGCTCTCTTTAAACTGACTAAGCTGAGCAGCAAACGTTGCATAACGTTTTTCCGCTTCTGTAGTCAAGGCATTCATGCCTGTTTCGGACTCGGCATCCGTTATATAGTTCTCTTTAGCTATCTTTATAGCATCGGTCATTCCGTCATAATCGGATGTTAATCTTCTGATTAAGTCGGATTGTCTGATTCCTGCCCATCCTAAGTCATCCATGAAGGTGATTAACTCTTCGCCACCACCTTCTAAGTTGCCCATTCCTTTAATCAATTCCTGGAATGCGACAACAGGCTCACTTCTCCATGTATCGGCAAACTCTTCCGCCGTCATTCCTGAAACCTTGGCAAATCTTTCAAGGTTATCATCACCTTTTGCAACGGATTTAGTGATCATCTGAACCGTAGTGGAGAATGCAGTACCACCGGCTTCAGCCGTAACACCTAATGCCGACATTGAAGCTGACAAACCTAAAATCTCAGGTGTTGATAAATGGATTTGATGGGCTGCAGAAGCCATTCTTGTTGCTAACGCAAGAATAGAAGCTTCATCTGTTGCCGTGTTATTGCCTAACGCAACCAACGATGAGCCGAATCTGTCAACCGTTTCCGTACCATCACCAACGATGTTCATAAACTGTGCAATTGATTTAGCACCTTCATCGTAGGCAACATTTGTGGAGTCACCCAACATCGTAATATTTTTGGTGAACCAAGGGATCTCGTCTGCTGCAACACCCAACTGACCGGCTGCTTCCGCAATACTCATGATCTGTTCATATGAGGATGATGTCTCAAGAGGAATCTTTCTTAATTCCTTTTCCAAATCGGAATATGAATAGATAACCTTTCCTGTCTCATCCACAATTTCGTCAACCGTCTTGGTAACTCCTGTGAAAGCTGACTCAAAATCGGATGCTACTTTAATTGATGCACCCAAGCCTGTGACGATAGGAACGGTGAGATACTTGGTCATAGCACCACCGATTTTCTTGAGTGCTTCGCCTGTCTTGTTGGAAGTATTTTCCCATGCATCAACGAAAAGAGTTAAAGCATTATCATCGTTTAACTCCTTCATCTCCTGTTCCAACTTATTAATGTTGGTGGTAGTTTCGTTGATTTCTGTCTGTACGTTCCTTAAAGCGGTTGCCCACTTCTCGTCAGTAACTTTTGCATCTTTAGAAGCCTTGATGATGTTGTCCATCATCTTCTTCTGCTGTGCTAATTTATCTTTCTCACTATCAATTACTTTTAATAGTGCTTCTTTCTGCTTTTTTAATTGCCCTACTGACTTGTAATTCTTGTCAAAAGACGAAGTCAAGGCTTCCATTTCTGTTTTGAACTGTTTGGTGTATTCATTGATCTCTTTGATAGTCTTTAGATAAGCACTACCACCTTCGATACTTATGACCGCACCGATTTGGGATTTTGTAGCCATAACTTCTCCTTATTCGAGTTTTAAAAACTCAATCATGCTCATTTTATGTTTAGGCTGTTTCTCTTGCGCACCGCCTTCATAAATGGACAAGCAAGAAAGCATATCTAACATCTCCCCAACAGGAGTACATAAGATTTCTTCCTTGCTCATCCCTAGTTTCCTTCCATAAAAAAGAAACCAAGCAAGGTTTAATTTTGTTCTACGCTTGGTTTTTCTTTTTTTTTGGGTTCTTCGACCTCGATGGTAGTCTCAGCACCGTTATTCAATCCTAATAAAGCGGATTGCATTAACTTGGTGTAAGTCTCCGTCTCAAGGTACATGACTTCCTCAACACTAATGATATTAGGCTGATATGATTTGTCCATGAAATGCTTGTTCATTTCATAGCCTTCATTTAAGAGGTGAATTATCTGTGCGCCTGTCTCCAATGTAGTAGACAAGTCACCATTAAATAATTCACCTAATCTTTCAATATCGTTGTTAGGACACAACTTTGAAAGATCGCTTGTTGCCTTTACTGTTCGTAAAAAGCCGATTTCTCTCCCATTGATTTTCATCTTATGCTCCTGTGATGTTCAGCAATGCTCTAACAACCGCTTCAGCTGATGCTTCCGTGGTCTGCTCTTCGCCAACGATTCTCCAAACGTGGTTAGTGGAATCATCTCTCATCAAGGCTGCTTCCAACTCTGTGGTCTGGAATTCGATCTCTTCTTCCTGTGTGGCTGCTTCGATGCCGTCGACAGAGAAAGAAGCTTTCGTGAAGACAACAGGCTGATAAGATGTGACACCGCTCTCCATGTAACGGATGATGAAGCCGATACCGACATTCGGAATGACTTGTCTGTCATCGTACTTGTAGACCTGCACACTCTGACTCTGACCGACAGTTACAGTTTCAGCATCAGGAAGACCCATAATGAGTTTCCTTGCAGCATCCTTTAAACCATCGACCGTCATCGTGATTGTTGCACCTGTGAAGACACCGCCAACAGATTCAGCCAATACATTATCAGCGTAAAAGTTGACCGCATCGCCTGTCTCCGGCTCTACGGAAACATCCACACCTCTAGCCAAGGGCATACCGCTTGAATAGGTAACTGTGTTGTTGCTAGAAGCGTATAAGGCTACATAAGGCTTTGAATAGCCGGTGATTACTTTACCATTTGCCATCTATTTTTCTCCTTTGTAATCTAACTGTTTGAGCGACCATAAGTCTCTCAATATCCTCGTTAAGGCTTTTCTGCATTGCTTCTAAACAAGGCTTTCTGCCTTTACGAGACCCACGAGAAAAGACAGGATCTTTTGGCAAGAAGGAAGTACCTTTTTCCAAGGCTCTAGCCAATATAACCGCATAGGTATAACTGTTGCCACCCTTGTAATCTAGTCTTCCCCTGTCAACACCTGTCTTCATATCGACATAATTGATTTTCTGTTTCCATTCCAATGGTGTTAAGCCAAACTCATTGATAAGGAATTTCTTTTCGACAGAACGAATGCCATTCCTTTTATCGAGCCTTCCAGGTCTGTCATCTGTATGAATGCCTTCTAGTTCTGCTTTAGTTGTTTTGGCAACCTCTACAGAGCCTTCTTGCAAAGCGTTGTCGATGCAGACTTCCGCATTGAAGGAATTCGATAAGTTTTCAATTTTCTTAACGTATTCCTTTAACCCTTTAAAACGAAATTTCATGCTATCGACCAATCCCAACTGAAGTGAATTAAGTTGGTTTCGTCCTCGTATTGAACCATAGACAAATTCCAACCTAAATTCTCTATCTCATTAAGTTTGTTCTGTATTACATCCACCATCGGATCTAAATCAGTCTTTGTGAAATAATCGATTGTTCCTTCGATGACTTGTTCTTTTTTATGGTTGGAAGTCCATAAAGAATCGCCTTCATTTTCTTCCGCCCATATTAAATACGGTGCTTGTAAACGTGGATGCCAATAATGATATACGGCTAATCCATCAATGCTCGTTAAGGCATCTCGTATTTTAGTCAGTTTCGATATCATAATTGTTCTCCAATTTGCTTAACGATAATTCCGTGTACGGCAGACCAACTACAACAGGCTGTCTGTAGTATTTAGAATCAACTATCC